CGCGGGTTTATTCCACCCGCTTCAATGAGCTTATTGCAAGTCACATTGATTTGGACAGGCATTGCTGCTGTTTCCAGCATGCTTGTTGCAGGCCACCATGTGCGCCACTTCTGGGACTATTACGTCTCCAGGTGGCTAGTTGGTGGAAAGGGGCACTTCGGGATACTTCCTGAGGTGCTACGTGATCAGTTTGCCCGTGTTCCCTTGGTGCTAAGGGGGGGGCAGCCTAACCATTCACACCCAAAGTCAGCAGCTGACAGATCCTCCGCGAGTGCATTCATAGAGCAGGTGTGTGCGCTTGCGGGGCTTCGTCCCTACTTTTTGTCGAGCTCCCGTACTGACCAGCGGAAGGGCCGTGTTGGCTCCCGCAACTGGTATTGGGCTAAGGACACCACGGCAGAGCCCGTGATGCACAACCCAGGCGATGGTGATTGCCTGGTACTTGTGGATGTGGACTATTATGTTGATATGCCCACTCTCCTCAGCGAATGCCGTGGTCCAGTGCTCATGTACTCGTGTGTCCCGTCTGTTGCGGGCCACTGCGGGTCTGAGTACTCCTTTCGCTTCTTGCCGGGTGGCAAGTTCGAGTACCACACGTCAGGTGGAGCCCGATATGTACATTATTTGTGGGATTATGGCTATGACGCCCTCGTGGTAGTTTCAGGTTGGTCCTGGATACCCTTGGCGGTCACTGTCTTTCTGGTTGATCGGCGCAATGTTGATGAGCACCACCAGATCATCTGTCTGACACCCACGTCACGTTGGTGTGGGTTTTGGGATTTCATCACTGGGCGGACCCGCTTGGCTAGTTCCGTGCTTGAGGGTAGCCGGTTGCGGTTGTTCAACCCCGTTGTTGGGGGTGTTGCGGCTTTTGACGTACATCGTCAGGGGGAGTTGTATCGAACCCTGTCCCGCGTTGGCAATTACGCCGCAGCAACCGTGCCCATGAGGGTCTTTGAGCGGGTTATGGCCCAGCACCGCGTGACTCGCGGTGTCTTTGCCGAGCATGCTATTGTGAAGCATACCGGCAAGGTTGATGATGGCACGAGTACTCTTTTGATGGATCTCGTTGCCGAGTGTGATTACCCTGTGGATTACCGTGTGTTTCCGGTGGACCTGGGTATGGTTAACTACCAGTTCGTGAGGTCGGAGGCAGACATTGTTGTTGATGCCGCACCACGCATGACATGTTTCATGCTTCCCATAGTAGCTGGTGGGGGCTTTGCTCCTCTGAAGACAGAGGGCAATGATGACCGGGCGGTGGCTTCGCGCGTCGAAAAATTTCAAGGCCGCAGGCTGCCCAATCCAACCCCGTTTTTGCATGCTGTTATGCGTGAGTTCGCAGAGTTACTCTTTCCTGAGCCCCACATCCTGGCCCCCTGGTCGATTGAGGATGTTGGGGAACGACAGGTTAGTGCACGGCAGCGGCGTGATTTTGCTTTGTTTTCAGAGCAGCTTCCTACCCAGGTTACAAAGACGTTTATTAAACCGGAAGCTTACGATACGGAGAAGGACCCGCGAATCATCTCACAGATCAACCCAGTGGATAAGATTGAGTATTTGGCATTTATGTATCCACTTAGTGAGTTCATGAAGAAATTTAGTTGGTATGCCTTTGGTAAGACTCCTGCTGACGTTGCGGCACGTGTGGCCGCTTTGGCGCGGTTGAGTTGTCACCATTTGAGCTTTACCGACTTTACTCGCATGGATGGCACAATTTCCCAGGTAATCAGGCTTCTTGAGAGGATCGTGGTGATGCGCGCTTTTGTGCGCGAGAGCCATAATGAGCTAGACCGCCTGATGCAGACCCAGAGCGACTTGCGAGGCGTGACCCAGTTTGGTTTGTGGTACCAGACATTGTGGGCGCGGTTAAGCGGCTCCGCGGAGACGAGTCCCTTTAACACCTTGGTCAACGTGTTCACGACCTATTTGGCGTGGCGCATGACTAAAGTGAGCGGGGATTATGTGTGCGCAGAGGACGCCTATGACCAGTTGGGTTTGGCCGGTGGTGACGATGGTGTCACCCCGGACCTCCCGGCAGCCAGCTTTGAGCGAGCATGTGGGGCGTTGGGCCTCATTGGGACCCTGGAGGTAGTGCCAAAGGGTGAGCTAGGAGTGAAGTTCCTGGCTCGCGAGTACGGACCTGATGTTTGGGCTGGTGATCCCAATTCCAGGTGCGATCTCATGCGTCAACTCACCAAATTCCACATGACGGCCAAGTTGCCTGATGGGATTACCCCAATGATGAAGCTGAGGGAGAAAGCCGAGTCATTTCTTGCAACGGACGCAAACACTGCGATTATTGGTCCGTTAGTTCGCAGAGTCATGGAGGTGACTACCGCAAACCCCGAGCACGTGAAGGAGATTATGGCGCGCTGGAACCCGTTTGGGGATGGGAACAACTATCCTAACGAAGGATGTTTTGTTGAGTCCGTCCCTGAGTGGGCTGATCCGCGCGAGTTTCTCGCCGCGCTTAGCGGGGCCACTGGCGATGATTTGCTCCGCCTTCCTCCCGTTTGCATTGTTGATGGACATGCCGGTTGCAAGGCGGAGCTTATCGCGACTGGTGATGGCCAGGCGGTGGTTGTCAACGAACTGCCCCAGTTGAAAGGGGTTGGCAAGAAAGCTGGGGACAAGGGGTCTGATCTGCGGGGGGCAAACAAATCTGGATGGCGTGCCAAGCCAGTCCAACCCAAGGCGCTAGGGGAAGCGCCCTCGAGGGGTCGGGGCCGGGGGCTTAGCCGTGGTCGCGGTAGGGGTAGAGGGACCCCGCAGCGCGGCCGTGGCAAGGCCCGCGGCAGTGGGTGATTTTGATCACGTGTGCCTTGTGGCGGGCCTGGGTAGCCCGCCAGAATTTTCGAATTCTCTGTTTGTCATATTATTACACAATTTCGGAGTCAAATGGGCAAGAAAAACAAGAAAGGCGGCGTGTTAGTCGCCGTACAAAGAGTTGGAAAAGAGGTAGTACCGGACGGTACGTTCGCCAAAGGCGGCGAGTGGGTGGGCCGCCGAGTGGGCAAGATGGTCCCAATTTTCGGCGAACCGGCCTCCCAAATTGGGGGGGGGTTGGGCAAGATCCTCGGAGGCGCGATCTCACGGCTGGTGGGGTTTGGAGATTACAAGGTGATGATGAATTCTCTGGCTGCACCGCATCAACTGATGGAGAAAGCGGATCTTCCGAAGGGGATGCAAGCCCCTTCATTTGGGAAGACGAAGTTTGGCACGCGGATCCAGCACCGGGAGTTTGTGGGCAATGTGGTTGTCCCCTCCCTCCCGCTGGGCTTTGTCAATGTCCTCTTTGTGTTCAATCCTGGTGATTCTACGACGTTCCCGTGGTTGAGTGGAATCGCCCAGGGCTTCCAACAGTACAAAGTACACGGCGCAATTGCCGCCTTTCGAAGTTTGTCGAGTGACATCTCTGCGGGAGGTCCACTCGGCACTGTGGTCATTGCCAGTAACTACAATGTTCTGGATTCGGCGTACACCACTAAGCTTGACATGGAAAACAGCGAGTTTGCTGTTAGTACGAAGCCAAGCCAGTCAATGATCCACATGTTCGAATGCGCTCCGACTGAGCGCGCCCAGGATATCCTGTATGTTAGGTCTGATGAGTCCAGTCCAACAACTTCGCAGGATGCCCGCTTGTATGACTTTTGTAGTCTGCAAGTTGCCACCGAAGGTCTGCCCGGGTCGGCCGGCGAGGTCCTAGGTGAGCTCTGGATTTCTTACGACATTGAATTTCTTAAACCCAAATTGCTGGCGCAGCCGGTGGCCAAGTTGGCATCTGGTGGGACTGTTTCCAAGACGGCGGTCTTTGGTACAGCCCCAGTCATTGATGGCTCAATCATTAGCCAAGTGGACCCCAACACGATTGAATTCTTGGTTGGGGGAACTTACCAGGTGACGATGAACGCCAACGGCACGGGTATGGCGATTGGTGTCGAAACTTTTGATGTTGTTAAGCAGCGCAATCTTGGCGCTGCCAATACGACGTCATTTAGAATTGGCACGGACCTTGTCGTGGTTGAGCGGGGAGATACCATGAGTTGGGATTTCAGCGCGGCGACCTCGGTGACTGCGGCAACGCTGACAATTGGGTCATTTAAAGAGTCGTATGTGTAAGTATTTCTGCTTAGACAGATAGAGTTGACGGTTTCCGCAAGGTATCCTCAATTCTGGGAACAAGGGGTGGGCAATGTCCCCCCAAACACTTTATTTAATAGGTG